GGTCGAACACAGAGACGGACCCTTTTGCGGTGTCGAACCGAACATTGACCTGCACCGCGACGCCCTGGTTCACGTCCTCAGCGGCGTGCCAGATCGGGATGAGAAAGCGACCGTTCGACGCTTGGTAGACATCGAAGTCCATCGCCGCAGCCAGGCCGTCAACAGTAATGTCGAGCTTGCCGGGGGCGAAGGTCCGCAAATCGCTGCCATGGTCGGCGCAGATCATGAACAGGTTGTTCAAGGCGGTGGCGGTGGGTCGGGGGTTGTTCTGATCCTTCGGGAACAGGCCGCACTGATAAGTGCTGCCGTAGTCGAACAAGGCGTACCAGATGACGAGCATGGTGCCGTTCTTGCCGGCGCGGAGCAGCGTGGTCAGCGTGAAGAAGGGGTCGCGCGAGTTGACCGTGAACGGCTCGATCTTGGGAGGCGATCTCTGCCCCGCCAGTCGCCCCGCGAGGAAGGCGATGTTGGCTTTCACCGCGTAAGTGCCGGACGCATACAGCGTCGGATGAAACTCAGTCAGGGCGATCGGGTGCTGCGCGTAGGCACCCCACAATCCGCCGATATACTCATTCACGCTGTAGCCGGTGTTGGGCACATCCGGCGCTTTCGGGGGGTAGTAGTGCCCGTTTCCCCACTCCATTGCCGCGTTAAGCGCCGGCAGAGTGTCGCCGCAGTACCCGGTTACCCAGCCTTCTGGATGTGGCGTTCCCGCAACGACTGACGGTCCCATGACAGTGCAGTTGGCGGGCTTGCTGTTCCAGACCGCTTGCTGGATCGCGAGCTGCGTCGCCGGCGGCACGTTGCCCGATCCGAAATCGGTGTTACCCTCATTGAGACCTTCAACGTAACGAACATTGCACTCAGGATCATTGGCCAGTGCGATCATGCTAGGCACATCGTCGGTTGAAGCGTTGGCGCCAGGACAGAGAGTGACGCGGGTGCCAGGGATCGCGGCAGTGACCTGCGTCAGCCAGGGGCGTTGCGACGCCTCGCGACCCTTGTAGTGATACTCGCGGATGCCGATTGCGAAGCCGCTGTCTCCCAAGATGTATTTGAGCGCAGCGATGACGGACGCCGGCCGATAGTCGGCGGGCCAGCTCCCCCACGCATTGTGTTCGTCCATCGAACTGAACGTGTTCACCCAAAACTTCTCGACCAGGTTGGCGACGCGCTTGGCTTGCACGCCATCGGTGATCGGCTCGGGCGGGATGATGGGCTCGGGCGGATCAATCGTCTCGGGCGGAGCGACGCTGCCCGCTTCGAGCGCGGACACGCGGGCCTCCAGAGCGGTGAACTCGTCAGCAGTTGGAACGGTCGTTGTCACCAGATGCGCCCTCCCCCGAACAAGATCACCAGAACGATGATCAGCAGAATGAGCCCGATGCCGCCGCCGCCGATCGGGCCGTAGTAGCCGCTCCGGTAGCCGTAAAATCCACCGAAGCCACCGAACAGCACCAGCAGGATGACGACGAGCAGCAAGAGGTTCATGTCACCCTCGAATGACGAAGCCGAACACGCGCCAGCCCAGCAGGAAGAACAAGAGGAAACCCATCAACCAGCCGCCCCGGTTCCAGTAGGGCTGACCCTGGGGTGTGAAGTTCCCGAAGGCCCAGAAGATGATCCACAGGAGCATCAAGAGCCAGAAGATAAACCCGATATCCATTGCGGCCTTCTCCTATGGCGTTGGCATCCCTGGGTTAGACATCGCTCCGCGCGGCATCCCACCGCCCAGTCCGGGACGGTTGCCGTTACGACCGTAAACTTGGAGCGGCGGTGCGTGATTACCCAGCCCCGGTGGACCGCCCTGTACAGGCGCGTTAGCCGGCCCCTGGGGTCCTTGGGCGTTCGGGTCCTGCCCCGGTGGTCCCTGGCGCGGTTGGCCCTTACCCGCGCCACTCGGAGGACCGTCCTCCTGTCCTGGCGCCGGCTGCGGGCGGCCCATCAGCTGGTTCATCGCCTCCATGCTGGGCAAGCCTTCGGCGAAGGCTTCCGTCATGTCGATGTCGTCGCCCATGCGGCGGATCAGTTCCTTGGCCAGCCACTCGGGCGAGATGCCCGGGACGCGCTGCAAGAGCGGGACGAGCTGAACCAGCATCTGCACGTCCTCCTGCCGGTTCGGCGGGCCGTTCGCGCCGACATCCACTTCGAGGTACATGTTGTCGGCGATGGTCTGGCGATCGAGCTGCGGCCAGACGGCGCCAGGCCCGACGATCTTCTGCACGATCTCGGGGGACACGTTGAGCAAGAGGATTTCGCTGGAAGACCGCGCCACTTGGGTCATCATGTCGTTAAGATCGTCGATGACTGACGTGGTGTCGGTGTTCTGCGAGAACTGCGCGACCGAGACTTCAGTCGCGGTGGCGTTGGAGGTTGTCCCTTGGTCCGCCTGATCGCTGCCCAGGACACGCAATACGTCTTCAAAGACCGGCGACGTGTCATACACCGCCGGGTCAATCGGCGGCATCTTGATCACCTGGAGCACGTCCTCGATCTTCTGCCCTGGCGCCAACGCATTCAGTTCCAGAAGAGCGTTCGCCGGATGCGTGCGCAGCTTTTCCAGATCAGGCTCTTCCAGCATTCCTGCTGCCACCGCCGTCTTTGGCCGGTTGGCCCGACGATGCTCTCGCAGACCCTGCCGGGAGCGGTTCAGCTCCAGCTGCATGTCTCGCACCAGGTCGATATCGGACTGTGGATAGAGCCGCTTTTCGTCGTAACCTTCGTTCATCACGAAGGCAAACCAGGGATAGAACCGCTCGATCTCGGCGTCCGGCGGACCCGGCTCTCGCAGGAAGTCAGGATAACCGTCGCACACCGTGTAAACCGTGCCATCTTTACGATGATAGATTTCCCACACACACGCGCGCATCGGCTGACCGGGGTTGTCGCCCCCGCCCGCCGTGTAGTGATCCAACGACGCTGACGGCTGGTAGCCGTTCGGCTGGCCAAAATCGTCATAGGCGGTGAAGCTGGTGCCTATGTCGATCATGTAGATTTCCTCGATCTCGTCCTCCGTCAGCAGGTACTCCTGCGCCACCCAGTCGGCGCCGACGAAGCCCCTGAGAGACCGGCACTTCGGATCGGGGATGATCGCGGTGCTGTCGGGGTAGTCGAAGAGAAGCCCTTCCCGGACGATGATCTGACCCTCTTGCATGAGGGTCTGCATGGCGATCTTCAGGCTCTCGGCGTCCGCGCCGTCGTCCTCGATCTCGCCGTCGCCGATCTCGGCAGCCAGACGCTCCAGATTGGCCAGACGCTCGCTCATGTCCGAGATGCGCCGCTCGATCTCGGGGGACATCCGCATCGCGCGCTGGAAGCCCACCTTGACAAAGCCGACCGAGGTGACGATGGCGCGGCGCACCGTCATCTTCATGCACTCTTTGAACTCGAAGGGCTGGTCGTGGACGTTGTACTCGAACAGGATTTCCAGCGTCTTCGCCATCTTGTCCAGCATCCGGTCGTACTGCGCCGTCATCTGGGCGTCTTGCATGACCATGGCGGACTGCGGGTCAGGCGGCAGCCCGGCTTGCATCGCCATGAGGGACGCCTGTTGCGCCTGCATCAGCATCTGCTGCGTGCCGTCCCAGGTCTGCGACATCAGCTTCGGCTTGCGCTTCGCCACCATCTTCGGGTTGTTCGGGTAGAGTTCCGCCGTACGCTGAAGGATGTGGCGGATGCAGATGTTGGCGATGTAGCGCTCATCCCGCTTGCGCGCGTCGGTCGGCATGTCCGGCCACTGCCGGCCTTCGGCGAACTCCATGTTGTCGCGCATCCGGGTGAACACCGGCGCCCAGTGCTTGCGCGCGCGGGTGACCCGATCGGTCCACCGCTTGACCAGCTTGCGGCGTGGCTCGGGCGGATCAGGCGGTTCGCGGGAGACATGGTCCTGCTGGTCAGCGGCGGGGGTTGCTGCCTGCGGTCCCATGTCCCCCGCTCCCATCCCCGGACTAGGGGAGGTCACCTGTCCGGGGTAGGCGCCCATCACGTCGCTCACTACCAGCCTCCCGTGGCGAAGCCTTGCTTCACCGACCGCTCGGCCTGTTCACGCTGGAGCTTCAGCCAGCCAAACGTGCCTTCCGTTCGCTCAGGATCGCGCTGCTTCGCCGTGCCCGCGCCCACCTGGAGCGTCAGCCCAAGGCCCACATAGGCCAGCGCGTCGACGAAATCGTCGTGCTGGTCGTAAGGGAACTTCAACATCTGGTCCCGCGCACCGGGCCACCAGGGTGCTCGCTCTGGGAAGCGCAGCTTACCCATGCTCATGCGCCCTTGAATGGACTGCGCGCGGGTCTGCTTGTCGGCAATCGGCTGCATCTCGATCAGCGAGCAGAAGGTCTGCGTCTCCAGCATCCGCTTGCGCAGGAAGGGACCGATCGACTTTGAGATGTGCGAGCGCTCGGCCCACCAGAAGAGCGGCCGGTGCGCCTTCATCATGCGCAACATGGCTTCGACGCACTGTTCGGCGTTCATGCTGCGCCAGACGCAGTCCGGCAGCACCCAGATGTTCTCTTCGTCGTCCAGGCCCACCATGAGAAGGCAGGTCTTGTCGGCGTACTGCGCGAGCGACACCGCGTGATCCGAGGCGGCGTAGTAGCGCAGGTTCACCGGCAGATCGTTGGGACGGTACGTGTTCAGCCACTTGATGCTGAAGAAGGTGCCGCCGGCGGGAGAAGGCTTGCCCTGGTAGAGTGCGCTGAAGCCACGCGCGTCACGGCGTTGCAGGCCCAAAAGGAAGTTCCTGCCGAACCGGCCGGGCCAGAGCGCTTCGCCCTCCTTGCGACCCATCGGGTCCTTGCCATCATGGAAGGCCAGCGCGGGCAGGTCGATCACCTTCCACTCGGCAGCCTCTTCAGCGTCATAGAAAGAGTTCTGCGGATCGGTCAGCCGCCCCACCAGGTCGTCCTGGTGCCACCGCGTCTGGATCAGCAGTATGCGACCGTTCTCGTCCATAAGACGGGTGGCGATGACCTGGGTGAACCAGCTCCAGAGCGTGTCGCGGATGGTCGGACTGTCCGCCTCCTGCCGATCTTTTAAGGGATCGTCGATGATCACGCAGTCAGCGCCACGTCCGGTGGTCGTGCCGCCCCGGCCGACGAAGGCCATGACACCGCCCTGTGGGGTTTCCAGGCGATCGCTGGCCTGACTGTCGTCCTTGAGGACGGTCCCCGGAAAGACCTGTTGGTAGGCGGGGGACAGCATGATGTCGCGCACCGCGCGGCCGATGTCTTGGCTGAACTTCTCGTTGTAGGTGCCGAAGATCGTCGACAGCTGCGGGTTCCGCCCCATGAACCAGGCCGGGAACATCTTCGAGGCGAGCTGCGTCTTCCCGTGGCGCGGAGGAAGGCTGATGATCAGGCGCTTGTATCGGCCCGCCTCCAGCTCTTCCAGCGCGGCAGCGATGACTTGGTGAAAGCGTTGGACCTCGTAGCGGGTGTAATCCGGATCATCAGGCTCGCCAGGGGTCGGCATCATCAGCTTGGTGAAGGCGAGCATTTCGTCATGCGCCGCCATCACGCCGATTAGCCTTTTCAACACTAGCTCATACCGCGCTTGATCTGGTGTCACAGCGACACCGCGCGGTCGAACGCTTCCTGGATAGACAACTTGTTCCGCCACACCCAGTTCTGCACCCTGGGATACGGAACCCCCGCTTCTTTCAGTGCATCACGCAGAAAGAGCGTCCGTCCTTGATAAACCACCGTGCGCGGAACATCTCGCCGGTTGCGCCGCTGCTCCACCTGCGAAGCCCATCGACAGTTCTCTGGCGAATAGTCCCCGTCGTTATCAACGCGATCAAGCGTCATTCCTGCCGGCGGCTCGCCCATGTCAGCAAGAAAGACAGTAAAATCCTGCCACCGGGCGCACACACGAACACCGCGCCCTCCGTAGTAAGGATAGGCTGGGTTGTTCGCGTTATAGCAGCGCGTTCGCATATTCACCCAGATACTCCGTATCTGAGAACGCTTCCCGCACTCGTGCCCGTGCTTGCGCGGACGGTTACGCCAGTTCAGCTCGTAGCGGGCCTGATCCGGGGTCACGTCAGTCGTGCCGGCGGCTTTTCCGCGAGACGCCCGTGACGGTCACTCCGTTCGACGGCGGGGCCGTCGCCGCGCCCGCTGCGTTGCTCGCGGTCACCGTGCAGGTCGCGACGCGGTCCACGTCGGCGGGAGTGACGGTGTAGGTGCTGCTGTCCGCGCCGACTGTCGCGCCGTCGACCTTCCACTCGTAGCTGTAGGTGGTGGGTTCATTGTTCCAGTTACCCATCGTGCAGTTCAGGGTTTCCCCTTCCTGACTGACATGGGGGACATCGACGTTCTCTGGGGGACCAGCCGGCGGCGGCGTTGGATGGCTGCCGCCGCCCTGGTCGTGCGTGGGGACCGAGCCGGGGACGGGGACTGTGGCAGGGTCCACCGGGGGGTCGACCGGCGGGTTGGTCCCCGGCGGGTTCTCACCCGGCCCCCACTCGGGGACAGGAGGCGTGTCCGGCGGGTTGGGTGCTTGTGCGCCCTGGTTGCCGGGGGGTTCGTCGACGGGGGAGTTGGTCTCGGACATGCGTATGCCTCCCTAAGTGACTGTGAAGTTGCCGGATGTCGTGGTTTCAGCCGGCGATATTGAACTCACGGTGGCGCTGGCCGTTCCCGCCGTCAGCGTGTTGGCGGGGAAAGTGGTCGTGTAGACGCCTGTCGTCTGATCGACGTTCGCAGTTCGCGTCCCCTTGAGCACGCCACCGATCGAGACGGTGACCGTGACCGTGAGCGGCAGAGGAATGTCCTTATCCGCCCAAACTGTCCCCGCGACCGTCGTAGCAGCGGTCGCCAACTGACTGGGCGGCGTCGTCACGTCGATCGAGATCGCGTTGCCGCTCGCGAGGTAAGCGCGATAGGCGGTCTTCAGCACCTGGAACACCCCGATCGGGTGCGGCGGTGCGAACACGGGCGCGGGCATCAGCTGACGCCCTCGAAGGGGATGACCTGGCCCTCTTGGCGCTCGGGGTCCTGCGCCATGCACTGCTGCTGGATCGCTTGCAGGATGGGCGCCACGAGCCGATAGGGGCCTTCCGACAGCTGCCCGAGCACAGTGTTCCACTGCGCGGCGTTCAGCATGACGGCGATGTTGGTGTTCGGGTCGATCACGGTGAAAAGCCTTCCAAGGCCGCGATACGGGCCTGTAGCAAGTTGATCTGGTCTTCCAGCAAGAGGACGTTGGTGCCGTGGACGGTGCCGTGGAACACGCCATTGCCGGCGGCATCGACGGTAAAGAGCGGCACGCTGGCATTGTTGAAGAACGCCAGGGTGCCGTTCGAGGCGTTCCAAGAGAGCGCCCAGCCGTCCGCCGAGAACCTTAGCGACGTGCCGGCGGCAGTCGTGTTCAACACCGCCTGGTCAGCTGCACCGAAATAATAGTGTCCCCCGCGCGCGAAGATGTCGCTCAACGCTGCGATGTTACTGTTCGACCCGATCGTGCCGTTCACCGCGAGCGTCGAGTTGATCGTCAGCGGGCCAGTGAGCGTGCCGCCACTGAGTGGCAGATGATCGGCAAGCTCTGCCACCGTTGCGAGAGCGCCCTCGTTGATGCCGTCAACGAAGGAATAAGTGTGCGCGCCATCCCAGCCGAAGGCATGAACGTGGTTGTTGCTCGGGACACCCGTGTAGGTAATGCCGTTGCCACCGATCGACGCGCTGCTGGCAACAGTGAGCGGACCGTTCACCTTGCTGCCGCCGGTTGCGTTAACCGACCAAAGCTCAACGCCATCGCCACGGCGATACTGCAAGAGCCCGTTCGCACGAGTGTAGATCAGCTCATAGTTCGAGGCATCGAAGGTCCAGATGGAGAAGCCCGTGCTGACGTTGAGCGACATGCCCCCCGTGCTGAAAAACAACGTGTTATTGATCGTGAGATTGCCGGTCAACGTGCCACCCGTAAGCGGCAGGTAAAGGGCAGCACTGGCGCTTACTTGACCGTCAACGTAGAGCTTGGTCGCCGCGTGCAGGTTGCTGGTCGGCGCTCCCGAGAGGGTCAGGAAGCCCGTCATCGTGCCACCAGCGAGAGGGACTTTGGTGAGGTCCGCTGTGTCTACGTAGAGCTTGGTCGCGGCGTGCAGGTTGCTCGTAGGCGGCCCCGAGAGGGTCAGAAGTCCAGTGAGCGTGCCACCGATCAGCGGCAGCCAACGCGCGTCACCCTGCGCGTTGGTCAGGAACTGGTTCCACTCGATGGCGCTGAACGCGTGCGCCGGGATGTTCGCCTTCGCCTGGTAAAGCCCCGTCCCCTGGCGGACGATGTCGTTGGTGAGATAGGCGGCGGTGGCGCTGTGAAAGCGCACGGGAAGGATGTCGCGCGCCGCCGGGGTCGGATCGGTGACCGAAATTTGGTTGTCGGCGAAATTGATCGCGAGTTCACCGACCGGACGGGTGCTCGGGGGACGGGCGCCCGTGGCAGTGAACCGATTGGTCTGGATGCGTGAGGTCACGTTCTCGCTCCTTGCGGTCACTCAAACATGACTGATGAGATGATCATACCGTGATCCCAACACCGGCAAGCGTCTGACGGATGTTCAGCAGCGCCTGCTGACACTGAGCCTGGGTCCAGGCTGCACCATTGACTTTGCCGACGAACGCCAGATCGACGTTCTGCGTCGAACCGGCTTGGATCGGATTTTGTCCCAGCAAAATGTGTGCTGTGGTCGGCAGGTTGCGACTGACACTGTTACCGTTAACGCCGGTCGTGATGTTGTCAGTCAGGTTATAGAAATCGCTTCGACCGGGGGCAGTGTCGCTGTAGGCGAAGGCGAACAGCTTGAACCCGGCGGTCATGTTGGCGGTAGCAAAGTTGGTGATGAGCGCATTGTTGCCGAACACGCGAAAACTCACGCCGTTGGTGTTGTTGCACTGGGTATAGAACCCGTTCGTCGCGAGATCTTCGCACGCCATTGGCACACCGACGCCTGTAGTGCCACCCAGACGCTGCGCGTAGATCAGCGTGAAGGTTTTCGTGTCATCCAGCAGCCCGGTGTCGAGATAGTTCGTCGCCGACAGCGTGACGTAGTTGTTCGACGCCGGGAACACTGGCGTCCCGACCGCCGTGATAGCCGGCGCTCCGGGCATCATGTTCTGGCTGTGTGCCAGGTCGCGTCCAAGATAGGACCACAACGCCGTAGTTCCGACCGACGGCAGACCGGGTGTGAGGATGTTGGCGGGGGTGAAGGCAGCGCCGGTCAGTTGAATGGCAAGTCCTGGCATGGTGAGGCTCCTAAACCGGCACGCCGCGCAGGGCGAGCGTCTGTTTGACCGACTGGTAGAGACGAGCGACGGCGGTCGCGTCATGATAACTTTGCAGGATACCGGCGAACGCGATGTCGAGTTGTGTCGTCTGATCCTGTCCGGCTGGATTAGCGCCGATCATCCACGGCTGCGTGCCCAAGGCTCGCGTTGCAGCGCCAGCCGAGGTGAAGCTAAGGTTGTCCGTCAACGCATACATCGTCGCGTCAACGTTGACCTGACGGGTGACCGCGTAGCACTTGAACTGCATCGTGCCGTCCGGGATCACCATCGCCGGCAGACTGACGCCAGAGCTGGGGATGAAAGCGTCAAGTCCAGGACCGTTGCCGAGCCGCGTCCGCACCCCAGCGTTAGGCGAGACACTGAAGTTACTGATGCAGTTGGTCAGCCCGGTCGTGCCCTGCGTGCGCGCCACGAACAGCAAGGTGAATGAACCCGCCACGTCGGCGATCGTCGTAGTAAGCCCAGCGCTGCCGGCCGTAATCGAGGCGTAGTTATTAGCGGGCGGGTAGACCGGGCCGGTGCCGACGTTGACCAGCGGCGGCCCGACGAGGTTCTGACTGTGCGCCAGGTCCTGGCCGAAATAGCACCACAGCACGCTAGTTGCCGGTGGCGGCGTCTGCATCACCGAACGCGAGAAAGCCGCGTTGTTGATGATTTCGACATTACCGACAGCCATCGTCAGGTTCCCACCGCGCCGCGCACCAACTTGACAATGACCGCCGCGAAGCTGTCATGGCCCCGGTCGTTCGGATGTATCTGATCGCCGGTATAGTAGGGGATATAACTATCGACCGGCGTCAGCCCCTGGCTCATGCCGACGTTAGGGTCGAACGTTAACTGTGCCCCGGACGCGCATTGCGCGACACGAGAAATAATGTCCATGCGCAGCGGTTCGGTGGTCGATGTATAGGTCGGGCTACACGGAACCGGCGCAACATACACCAGCATCCCCCCAAGCCGTTCCATACGAGCGCCCATCTGCATGAACCGCTGCCACAGCAGATCGACGTTGGTGCGGTTGATCGTCCAGTTGCGCGACATGGTGAGGCCGAGCACGGCTTGTGGCTGAAGCGCGTCGATGACGTTCTCGGCGTTGGTCACCCACGCGGCGGGCGAGACGCCGACGCCGACGCCGCTCGGGGCGAGGAAGTAGCTGACCGGAAACGTCGGTGTGGAGAGCGCGAAGCAGGAGCGGGCACCCCAGGCGATGCCACCGGTGCCGCCGGTGCCACCCACGATGCTGTCGCCGATTGCCATGATCGTCAGGCCACGCGCCCGGCTGTAATACTGGATCGCGACCAGGATGGTGTTGCCGGTGGCGGCTCCTGGCGCGAAGCCGGCCGGCGTGGTCACGAAATCCCCCGACTGGCTATACATATTCCAGAAGCGGTTGCCGACATTGGCGCCGAAGCCGGTGGCAACCTGAGGGATCACGCGGCTGCGCGGGGCACCTGTCCCACCCGGCCCGGTGGCATAGCAGCGGGTCATCAGGATCGGCCAGCGCCCACCCGCATCGGTGCGGTTGTAGCTGCTGATCGGTATCCAGTCGGAATAGGTGTAACCGTTGAGGCTGTCCTGCGCCGAGCCGTCCACACTGCTGACAGTCGGGGCCGGGATCAGCGCCACCGTGCGCGTGCCGGTCCCCGGTGCGAAAGTCTGCGTCTCCCAATGCTTCGGTTGGCCGACATTGTTGAACGTGACCGGCACCCAGACTGCCGCCGCGCCTGTCGGGTCGAGCGGGTTGAGAAAGTCGTTGGGGGTTGCGGAGACAGCCACGGCACAGTTCTGGATGATGGTGCCGAACGGCGCACCGGCCGCATTGTCCACGGCAAAGATCAAACGGATGGCGTCGAAGCCGCAGGTCTCCACCGTCAATGCCGAGTGGTAGGTTGTCGGCACGGTATCGGCGCCGGCATTGGAAGAAATGTTCCACGGCGAGGTGGTCATGATCGTGCGGCGGCGGATCGTGGTCTGCGCTGGTGCGGCGATCTGACCGAGCGCCGGGGTGAAGGCGAGACGCCCCTCGGTGGTGATGGCGAGACCGCCAAACCCTTGGGCATCAGTGATCTCGTAGGCCGTATCGCCCATGCGCGGGTCGGATGTCGTCGCCAGCACATTGCCGGTCGTGAAGGACGGCGCACTGTTGGCGGACGGAAACACGCCCTTAACGCCGCCGTTCGTGTCGATGCCGAACGCCACGTTGCCGATAGCGTCCGTGATGGCGAAAGAGTAGCCGGGTGTGCGCAGATCGGTCGGCTGCACAAGGGCCGCGCTGGCCACCGCGAGCACAGAACTGTTCGTGACCCCCGTCGCGTCGACACCAAACGCTACACTGTTAGCCGCGTCCTGGACGCTGAGTGCATAGTTCGACCGGGGATCGCTTTGCAGCATGGTAGCCGCGCCGGCAACCGAGAACATCGTGCTGGCAGTGAGCTGCGGCAGCGCTAGATTGGCGGTGCCGCCGATCGTGCCGGTTAGAGCAGTGGGGTTGAGCGTGCCGACACGGAAGGTGCCGTCATTCAGCACGCTCGGGCCGAGATTGCCGGCGGCATCCTGCCAGGCGAAGGCGATACCCGCGTTGCGCGTCTCTGGGAAGGCCCGATCGGTCGAACTCCAGCCGACCAGGGTCATGCCATCAAGGCTGCCGCTGGACGCCGTCAGTTGGGTGGCACTCAGACTGACAAAGGAACCCTTAGTGCCGTTCAGCGTGGTGATAGTGGCGGTGCCCACCGTCAGAGGATCGAGTGTCGCGTTCAGCGTGGTGATGTTTGCTGTGGTGGCGTTCAAGGTCGTGATGGTGGCGGATGGAGACAGCAGGGCACCGAAATGCCAGGTGCCGTCTGACACCATGTAGCTGCCGATGTTCCCCACAGCGTCGACATAAGCCAGCACCAAGCCGGGCTGACGCGGATCAGCGGCCGAGGCAACCGCCGCCGTCATCACGTTCAACGGACCGGTCAGCGTGCCGCCGACGAGAGGCAAATACGCGGCGGTGACCGAGACATCCTGCGCGTCGACATAGGCTTTCGTCGCGGCCTGAAGGGCGCTGCCGGGATTGGCGTTGAGGAACAGGTTCCCGGTCATCGTGCCGCCGGCGATGTTCAGCTTGGCGTCCAGCTGTTGCTTGGTGACCGCGTGAAGCGGCTGGGTCCCGTCCCCGAAGAGCGACAAGGGACCAGACATCTGTCCCCCGGCGAGGGGCAACATGGTGTCGGTATAGCGCTTGGTCGCCGCCTCCATCGCGCTCTGTGGATCGCGCGACAGGATCAGGGGGCCGGTCATCGTGCCGCCAGCAATAGGTATATAGACGGCGCCCGGCGCGAAGAACCCGAGCTGCGCCAGCTTGGTGGACGCGGTCACCGCCCCTAGGAAGCTGCCGGCCGAAGGCGGCGCGGCCGGCACATCCGGGAAGATCAGGATGCTGTCCGAGGGCGTTTGGCTCAGATCATAGTTGCGGGAGACCATGCGTTACCCCCTACGGCGGGATGACAGCGCCGCCGGGGGCGAACCAAGTCGCCCAGGCGCGGGCGCCGACGAGCGGCGCCTCCGTGAAGATGATCGAGTGCTTGTCCGCCGAGATGGAGTAGTCGTTGCCCGGCTGCTGCGTGGCTCCGTCCACCGCCACCAGCAACTCGACGGCATTGTTCACCGTCAGTGGTGACCGCGCGCCCGGCGTGACGAGGGCGAAGCTGGTTCTGGACCCGTTGATGTAGCCTGGCGCGCCCGTCACCGGATCAAGGTTGAAATCCTGCACCCCGACCGAGGTCACGCGCGATGGCGCCAAGGTCGAAGGCGGCGTCAGCACGTCCATTTGGATGATCGTGCCAAGGCGCGGCGCCGCCGTCAGAGTGACGGTCGAAGTCCCCGCGTTCACCGTCCAGTCACCGACACCAGCTGGCTGGTTCAACAGCAACCTGACGCCATTGGCGAACACATCCAGCGGCTCGGGCGTGGTCGCATTCATCGTGTAGGTGTTGCCGGCCAAGTCGACGGTCGTTAGCGGGAAAGTCGTCTGTGACCCGTTGGCGCTGTACGCGAGGGAGAGGGTGACGGCCTTGGTGGGCGCGTAGAACGGCACCCAGCCAATGCCGGTCCATACATAGGGCTGGTTGGTCGTGGTGTTGAAGTAGATCGCACCGATCGGGATGGTCCCACCGGTCGGCGTCTGCGTCGGCGGCTGGGGGAAGGCCCCCAAATAGAGGCTTGTCAGAGCACCGAACGCTGCCGCCGCCTGGTTCGCCCACCAGCGCGAGGACCAGTGATCTCCGGTGACGCCCATCACCGCGAGTATGTTCGGCGGGATCGGGTCGGGCATGTGCTCGGCCCAGGCTTGCGTCACCACCGCGTAATCCTGGGCCAAAGCCGCCGCGCCGGTGGCATCGTTGTCCGAGTTCGCCGCCCCCGTGGCAGCGTCCTGAGCGTCGTCCGCGTACCCCTGGGAAGCGTCGCGCGCGGCTTCGGCCGCGACTTGCGCGTTATTTGCCCGACCCGCCGCGCCCTGGGATATTACTGCCTGCGACGCAGCGCTCGCAGCACTCGACGAAGCCGAAACGGACGAACTTCCGGCGCTTGCCGAGTACGCCGCCGCCTGGTCAACGAGGGGCTGGACTTCAGCGGTCGCGTCACTCGCGATGTTGTCGAAGAGGCCAGGTTGAAGGTTGCTCTCACCGACGATCGCATCTCTTAGAGTACCATCGGTGTTGAGCGACACGTTGGCCCAAGCGATGGTCCCGTCGATCGCGTTGTTCGCTCGATCGAACTCCGCATCTAGACGGTCCCCCGGCGGCGGGGCTGTGGGGTTGTTCGTCTGAAAGTCAGTGAACGAGAACTGCCGCACCGGGGGCGCGGGCATGGGCGCGGTCAGTGGATCGAGCGAGTCGAGCGCCATCGCTTCCCCCTTGTGTCGTGCCACCCTACACAAGCACAACTCTTAGGGGAAGCCGATAAGTCCGGCTCGGCGCTTTGCTCCCTCCGCTCGATACGATCCCGCATCGACAGATGGCAAAATCTGGGGGTGGATTACTCGGAAAATGCAACAAAATATGGGAAAAATCGCACGCGGCTACTCTGTCCATCATAAGGAAACCGCGCCCGGTCGCGGCCCCCGGGGGGTGGCGGTCGGCCGGCGGCGGCCGCTGGCGAGGGCCAGCGTCTCCATCCCGTGGGGATGCAAGAGCCTATGATAACAAGGGGTTAGGGCGTGGCCATAGTGCTTCGAAGGCGGGCAAGCTCGCGTTCAAGCTCTGATCTAGTGAGGAGGGACACCCTCTGTTCTGCTAGCCTGTCGGTCGGAGCTTGCTGATGCTTGCCTATCTGCCCTTCTATCTCTGCTAGGGTGCGCGCGGCGGTCGCCTTGGCCGCAGCTGGAGCGTCTTTCGAAGCTAGAATAGCACGCAACGCCTGAGCCGGATTGTTGGCATATCTTGTCCGATT